AGGTTTGGGCCTTGGGTGATTGGGGAGTTGAAGACATTGACTCAACCTTTGCATATTCATTCGAAACCGATAAGCACGTAATAAAGGGCAGGATTAACATTAATCCTCAGTTTGAAATATACCTTTCATTTGACTTCAACGTGACCAACACCTGCGGAGTCTACCAGTTCCTCAAGAACGTCAAAGGCCAGAAGTATTACGCCACCATCAATAAGATCAAAACCTATCGAATCGGTGATCTGAAAATACTTTGTGAAACGATCAAGGCTGAATTTCCAAAAGCAAAGTTCATCATCAACGGGGATGCCTCCGGGCAAAACAAATCAGCGTTCACATCTGATAACATCTCAGCCTACACCGCCATCAAATCACATCTGCAATTGAATGATATGCAGATTCAGGTCGCACCTGCTAATCCATCACACATCCAGTCCAGAGTCATCACTAACATGGTTCTTCAAAGGTGTAATGTCAGGATAGCGGAAGAAAATGACCTGCTGATTGAGGATTTAAAGCAAGCACAGGTCGACCGAAAAGGAAGCCTTGACCCGTGGAAGCTGAAGAACCCGAACCTATCGCACAGTCTGGATGAGTTCAGATATTTTGTTTTCACAAATTTTCATGAAATTGCAAACGATTACGAAATTGATTGAACAAAATGAATTGCTGCAAAACGTGTTACTCCATCTGTGAGCCTCTGATTTCCTGCTTTGAGGATTTGATTATCTACGTTCCAATTGGATACCTGGAGGACCAGATTAAAGTCAGGATCAAGAACGGACAAGGCCATGTCACTTATCAGACCTTGGATGTCCTCGGTGGTACTCATGTGGAGATCAATGTTGAAACGGCAGCAATCCCGGAAGGGTTCTTTTCGTCCTATGGTGGGCCGTATGAAATCCGGTTCTTGAATCCATCCTTGCAGGAATTGAATTTTGTTGCAATTGATGGAAAGATGTATAATTGCATTTCATTCAATATTGCGAACGGATCGACAGACGAAACGGTTGCTTTTGTGAATGCATTTTACAACGAACTGCCGGAAGGTTACTGATATGAGAATAGTAAACGGTCTTAAAGTATTCACCCATGACGAGGCGGTTGATATGCTGAATCAGGATGAACCACAGCCAGACAACGACACTAAATCAGCGTTTAAAATCCTATTGATTCTTGCAATCGTTGTCATTCTCGCAATCCTTTTCTTTTAATCAACCATGAACAACTATGAATCAAATTGTGGAGGCAAGCGGAGAGGGTGCTGCATTGTTATGCCTGTTTCAGATTGCGATTCTGTCGGCAATGCTATCATTGTTCTTGGATTACCTGATGGACAATATGCCGCCTTTCCAATGGTATCTAAAGCAACTCCAAGAACTACCCGTAAACATCGCAAAGCCGTTAGGTGAATGCCTCTTCTGTTCTGGTGCATGGCAATACCTTATCATCTCAATATTTATTTTTAATCAACCTATATGGCTTTCAATATTTGGCCTTGGATTAAATCACGTAAGCCTGAAACTACTGGCATTCTTACGCAGCAAGATCAACCTGTAACACCTCAATACAATGGGACTGCCGACCGGAAACATTGGGATAAGATCAAGTTTGCGTTTACTTCTGGAAACCGGAATTACTTCTGCTTTGGTCACGACATCAACATTCCTTACGAGAGAATGCACGCAGCCATTGACATTTATCGGGAGTTGGATGCAGCAGTTAATCCAGTTTATCTCGATAGCCATTGCAAGGCCGTTGATGCCGTTCTTGAATCCGAAAAGATCAAGACTAACAAGAAACTAATTGAGATCGGGATATTGAACGCCAGACTGAAAGAACGCAAAGAACTGGCTATCTCCGTCCAGATTCAGATCAAACTGGCAACGGTCAAATACTTTGATGAGATTGAAAATCCGTTTAGCTATCAGCACGATTATAACAAGACCAAGATTGAACATTGGGCTAAGTATGCCGATGTGCCTACTTTTTTTTTGAGTCTTCCGGAAAATCAATATCTGACTACTGGAGACGAATTACAGAGGAGTTTGAACACTTATTTAACGGGGGAAACTCTGATGAATTTAAAGATGTTAGAGCATCATATTACATTGTTAGCCTCCGAGACTTCAAACGAAGATTCGGTGAAAATCTTAGCTTTGCAAAAGGAATGGGAACAGACCTTTATGAATTGGTCGAACAACCCCTCTACACTTACTACCTGATGTACTCGCATTGGGTAGCATCACTGAAAGCTGACAAATCCAATGCGAAAAAATGAGTACCTTAAGTACCAATCAGATTGTTGTCGAATACATCATCAAGGAAGGTGATGTAAAGAAAGCCAAAGATGGTTTTGACAAACTAACCCAAGCCGAAAAGGATGCTATTGCTGCCGCACAAAAATTACAGGATGAATTAGAAAAGGCCGGCAAGCAAGGAAAGAATTCAACGGACAAAGTTGCAGGTGGATTGAATAATGTCGGGGGCATGGCAAGTAAGCTAGGCCCACTTATGGCAGGAGCGTTTTCTGTTGCATCTGTAATGGCATTTGGTAAACAAGTGTTTAATGTAACAGCCGAATTTCAAAAGCTATCAGCCGTATTGAAAAATACTTTAGGGAGTGGAGCAGCCGCATCTGTGGCCCTTGAAAATATTAAGGAGTTTGCAAAGACTACACCATTTGCCGTAAGTGAATTAACTGAATCTTTTGTCAAACTGGCTAATCAGGGATTCACTCCAACAATTGACCAGATGCGTAAGTTGGGCGATTTGGCATCATCAACCGGCAAGTCATTTGACCAACTAGCGGAGGCGATCATTGATGCCCAGGTTGGGGAGTTTGAACGACTTAAACAATTTGGAGTAAGGGCGCAAAAAGCAGGTGATCAGGTAATATTCACTTTTAAGGAAGTAGAAACCCAAGTTCAAAACAATAATGCCGCTATTCGTGAGTATTTGGTTGGCCTTGGCGATTACAACGGTGTGGCAGGGGCTGCAGCCGCAGTATCAGATACACTTGGAGGAAAGGTAAACAATCTAGGGGATGCATGGGATACCTTTTTAAATAAAATAGGAACGCTTTTAGGTCCAATTCTGACCGAGGCACTTAATACAACATCCCAATTTATGGATGATATTAACAGGATATTTGCAGGAGGCAAAACATCTTCGGAACTATACGCAAGCGTTGAATTAGAGTCCTACAAGTTCTTCAATGACATGGTTTTAAATTATACTGATGAGGAATTGGATAAGTTTTTAAAATCAAGGCAAGCAAAATTAAAGGCCGCACAAGATGAATTGAAAAAGGCACAACAAAAGGTTAAGGAAGGCACTACGGGTTTTTTTGGTGAAGTTCAAAGTAATCCACAAGCCGTAAAAGATGTAAAGCAACTAAATATTGAAATTGCTAATTACAACGGTGAAATCGCCGCAACAACTGAGCAAATCAAAAAACGAGGAGATGCAACTACAAAAACAGAAGCAATCTATTCAGCCTATGTAGCCAAGCAAAAAGCCTTGGAAGATGCCAAACAAAAAGCAAAAGAAAAGGCCGATAAAGAGGCCAAAGCAAATGCTGAAAAAATGGCAAAAATGAATCAAGAAAAATACAATGCTGAGGTCGATCAACTCGAACTTGAAAAGCAAATCACGGCTGAAAAGATTAAACAAACGGTCGGGGCTGATGGTCAGAAAATAGCCATGATGGAGTTGGAATTTGCAACGAATGTGAAACTCTTAAAGATTTCAGAGAACTCTGCAAAATTGGGAGTTCAGCAAGCTAAAGACAAGGCAAAACTTCTTCCTGAAATTCTTAAAACTCAAAATGTTGAGATCACACAGGAATACATTGATGCAGGAATCAGAGATCGTGAAGCCCGTGTCAAAGGGGAGGATGAAACACAACAGGCCATCTATGACGCTAAACTAAAGGCCATTGAACGCAATAAGATGATTCAAGAGGCTACAATTGAATCCGAAGTCTTGTCCGATTCGCAACGGAAAGAAAAACTTATTCTAAATGAAATAGCTGCAAATAATGAAATCATAAAATCC